CTCAATAAGATTATCAAAGGTAGCATAACAACCACCTACCCATTCGCCATCTTCAAACTCACGAATATCAAGATTACCGCCTGGCCTAGTTTGTCCATCAATAGACAGTTCACCATTCTCCATTAACGATATTTCAATATGTCTCATTTCTTCTCCCAACGATAAAAAATATGGTCACCAATCTCTGTAGTCCTTTTCTTGGTTTTTGCCCAAGATGGTTTGACATAATCAGCATGGTAGTGTGTAGCACCATCAGTTATATCAACGAACTTTATACCATTGTGCATGATTAGACGAGCAAAGTCAAGTATCTTTTTGAAAGATTTTTTATCTTTTACCTCATCCGATTTACCATCACAATACCAACTGAACTGACACTTGTTTCTGATAGGAATAGGCAGTCCAGTTTTCCATGATTTTTTCATATGTGACTGAAGAACCACCTCGCACACGGTGTTTGGAAACCTTTTATCATTCACTCTATTAAGAACAACAGCAGATACAGCAAGTTTCCCTGCCGTACCTTGATCCCTTGCCTCATGATAAATATTCACAGCGAGGCATTGAACATGCTCTTCTGAACTGTAAGTCTGTTTTTCGTTTAACAGTTCAATAGGCGAGGAAACAAACAGCAGTCCAGCAGTTATAAGTTCCTTCATTCGCCAAATTTCCTTTCAAGATACTCTTCAGCATATTTTTTTGATACGGTGGTTTTAAAATACATACCAACATCTTCAATCACTTCATCAATGGTGAACTCAGAGTCTCCACCATAGAAGTATCCATCACAGAACTCTTCGACATCCATCATGTAGTTTTTCATATTACTCATATCCATACTCCTTCATAAAAGTTCTAGTCAACGGACCCTGCATCTTGTAAGCCTCAACTTCCCAAGGTTGTTTCTCATATGCAGTGTCACCATAGTTGCGATATTTGCCATCTTTGCATTTCCACAACTGCTTATATCCACCACGAAACTTGTCTTTCATGCGACCAGTGGCACCTTGCCACACATGAACCATTTCGTGCATGATGCACTCGATGAACTCTTCCTTATCAACTGCACGGCTCAAACGATGATCAATCTCAATAATATAGTCACGATCATCGTCACCACGATAACAGAACCCTTGAGCATCATCCTCAAAGGTCTTAGTAAACTTAACATCAATATCCAGAACACGATGGCGAGGTAAAAGCATATCCATGCACCACCAGACAATCTCATCTGCTAGTTCACGGTCTTTCTTTAGACCACCTGTTACTTCAATACCAATCATTTAAGCATTATCCTCAAATAATTCAATACCAGAAAATAGAGTGAATCCGTCAATGTTAGGGATTTTGACCATCACCGCAAGGTCGATACCAGCTTTGGTACGAACATTCTCAATACGACCTCTACCAAGAGGCGTATCAATGAAGTCGCCTTCGGCACCCCAAAGGTCTTCCATAAAGGTCTTGAGTTCTGGTGTAATGTTCATATCAACCTCGTTTGTTTGTTTTCTCACTATACACATTATCGCATATGGTGATGGCAATGTCAAGAAAAAAATCACACATTAAGTCATTGATTTATAAGGACTCCGAATCTTTTTTTGACCTCATTTATTGGCGATATCCAATCTTGAGGTGTTTTTTGTCTAGAAATCGACACTGATTCGTACCAAGGGCTGTAGTTCATATCGTGAGTGAACCATCTCCAATCAGCAGAGTAGTGTAGTAGAAGGTGTGTAGGAACCCCTAAAGCACCCCCCACATGCGTCATAGCCGTATCAGTGGACACTAGAAGGTCACATTGAGATAGTATGTCCACAGTGTCAGTAAAGTCCTGTATCCTATCACCGACACGCACCACACCATCAATATCGTGTTCAGAATCCTTCTGTATGTTGATAAAGTTAATCTTGGGGTTGTCACATAGATTTTTGATTAGGTCAAGAGAGATACTTCGCCTTGAGTCTTTCTTGGTTGCCTCCCATGCAATTGCAACATTCATCCTGTCACTTGATAGGCCCCAATCCTTGTTGGATGTTTTTGCGAAGTATCCCTCTGCAAGTGGTATATCATCAAAGGTGGTTTCAATCAGTCTAGGAACACTCATCAACGGAACCCTATAATCAAGGTCAATCACATATTCGTTAATACTGTCTAACACATCTATGTCATCAAAGGTATGGCTATTTCTAATCACTGGAGCAAGTGCGTCATAACACAAAAAAGTAACATTACCACTCAATCGTGATAGCTCTGGTAAATATCTACTGAACTGAATATTGTCACCAAATCCCTGTTCACTGTAAACCAATATGTTTTTACCCTGTGGATTCTGGCCTTCCCACAACTCTATATCAGACAACCTATCTTTATTGACATCAAAGTTTTGACCAAGACGCCATGCACCACCCGATTGCAAATCAACACATTCAAAACCATTTTTGAAATCACGCAACTTGAGGAAGTGCATTCCAATATTGAGATTAACTCTAGAGCAGTCGTATCCCAGTTCTTTTGCTTTCTCATAGTGCAAAAGAGAATAATCGAACTTACCCATATCATGCAACACAACACCTAGATTGTAGTATGCTTTTGCGTGACTAGGATCAAGTTCAATTATTCTTTCATAGCAGATAGCAGAGTCAAAAAACTGTTCGCTTTGAAAAAGACTAAATGCGAGATGCTCTAAAAATTCAAGTTCAGACGTTTGCTCGTTGAGCATATTGTTCATATTTTGGACTCGCATCATCTTTAATCATAAAGTTATCATCCCAATTAAAAGCTTCTTTAACCACAGCCGCAGACAGTCCCTTATATACTTTATGGAGAGACTTATCCTTTGCAGCAACAATTATATCTGCTTCGTCTTTGTGAAGACCTTCTAACATTTGAACAAACATCATTTCTCGTTTGTTTTTGGTTAATGCACCATTTCCGCCTTCAACAAAATTATACAACTTTCTGGCTTCAGAAGCCAGAACGGTGTGTTCTGTTCCCTCTGGAGCACCATTTGGTTTGAATGGAACTGAACCCTCTGGTAATATCCAAACAATGTTTGGGTCAAAAGAGGACTTCACAACCATGCGAAGCGCAGGCGTATTGTTCTGTCTCAAAAAATCAATCTTCTGTTTCTTAGTTTTCAACTTTCCGACTTTTTGTAATATCTCGGAAAAAAGTGGTGTGTAAGCCATAATTAAAAATCTCCTATGTTTTCCATTAGATCATTCAATCTATTCTTTATAAAGTAATTTAGTAGTTTACTACGGTCACCTTCTGGGGCATCTTGGTATGTGCGAATGCACTCAAGGTGCAACTCCTTTGGTGTCTCTTGTAAGTCAATCAGCTTTTTATTTCTCTGATAATTTCTCTTTAACTCATCATTCGGCAGAACCTGTTCACACAACGGACCAGCCCATTCTGAAATCTTTTTCTTGCTCAAGGGTCTTTGTCGTAACCCATCAACAAAAGTATTATCAGGTGATAACACATTAGGAACACCATCGCTTGAATCACCTTTGAGTATGTGTTGATACAGATACTCCGTTGGGTCTTCTCCATTGATAAACTTCTTTGTGATAGGACTATACTGTTTTACATTTTTAAACCTATGTAGTTGAATGAAGTCTTTATCTCCAGACAGAATTAATGTCTTACCGTTGTCAAACTCCAACTCACCACATAGTGAAGCAATAATATCATCTGCCTCTGCACCATAAACTTCAAGAACCTTGTATGGAAAATTGTCTCTTATCTCTGATTTGATAGTATTTAAACATTCAAAGATATCGTTCCAATCGTGACTAGATGTTTCTCTAGACTTTCTTCTTCCAGCTTTGTATTCTGGAAAGTATTCTCTTCTCCAATAATTCTTGGAGTCATAACATATGACAAGCTCACCAAACTCCCTAAAATAATTTTGACGATACATGCGAAGCGAATTGAGTATCATGTGCCGCACTATACCTGTATCAACACTATCACGCTTGGTTATGTTTAAGTGCATCATTACACTTGCCAGACTAATTTGGTTCATATCAACTAAAATCATGATAACCTCATATCAGCATTGAAACTCATGCTTCTTCTTTCACCGTTACATTTAAAAGGATATACAAAATGTCTCAAGTATGAAGGGAAAACTAAAAACTTCCCAACCTCTGGTTTAAACTTAATCGACTCTGACCTCATATCTTGGACCTCTGCATAAGTAAATTCTATTAATCCATTGGATGGATAATGGTCAGCAAAATCTTGCTCCCACTCCTTATCCATCCCCTCTGGAATTTTAAGGTATATTACAGCAGAAAAATTACCACTGTGGAAATGATGTGGATTATAATCCCCTGCATATTGACTAACAATCCAACTGTCTCTCAAGTGAATATTCTTGACAGTGGGAGTTTTTATTTTTTGCTTTTTAGTAATTGAATTCCAGCTTCTCGCTCTACCTTTTTTAATCACATAATTTAAATAATCTACACAACCCTGCTTCATAGTCCTAAATAAAAACTCCTTGTCCTCATTTCTGGGGGCAGGAATTCTTACTTCTTTGTGAACCTTTCCAACTAGGTTAGATGAATGGTCCCACTTCACGCTCTTCTCATCATCTGATAAAACAGAGTCACCA